AGAGAGAAAGCTAAAGAATTGCTTGAAGAGATAAGAGAAGAGAACGCTCCATTTGCAGGGATGTTTAGAGTCAATCAAGGAGGAGAAGACGAGGATGGCGAAGTTTGATAATAATATCAATGTAACAAAATCTAAAACTACTCAAAAGATTAATCTTAGAACGCTCTTGGGGAGAAGACCTAGTGAAGAAGAGAAAGAGCAATTTGCAAGACTCTCCATTGAGCAAATTAGATCACGCACGTTAGATGGTGACGACTATAGTGGTCGAGAATTTACTCCATATTCAGAAGAGCATGCAGCTAAAAAAGGTGTAAGTGTAGATAGTGTTGATATGTTCTTAGAAGGCGACATGCTTGATAGCATTGATACTTTAAGAACCACTAGAGATACTATTGAAATCGGCATTAGTGGCGGCAAAGAAGCGTTAAAGTCTCATGGACACAACACAGGCGGGGGATTTCTACCTCAAAGACGCTTCTTTGGTGTAACTCGTGAAGAAGCTAAAAGAATAGCTCAACAAATATCTCAAGATAAAGAAGAATCTCCACGCATAACACTAGCGCAACTTAGAGATGCGATTAATTTAATAGGGCTAGAACGTGGCGACTCTTAATATAACTAATCTTAAACAAGTTGAGACTAGATTAAGACAGCGCATCATTAAAGCCTTGCGCTCTAAGAGAATAAGAGAGCTGATTGGCGATACTGTAGTTAAAGCGATTAAAGAGCGTAAAGACTTTGGCGCACCAAAAGAGTCAACTGAAAAACAAAGACGCTATCTAGAAAGATATAACTCAACTGACCCTGCTTATGATCGCAATAAGATTAACGCAGTATTTACAGGCGAGCTATTAGCTGATCTTGAAAAGAACGTAAGGTTAGTAAGCAAGAAAGGCAGCGTCAGTTTTGAAATAGCGCAATCAGATAAGAGGCATAAAAAATATCAAGGCAAAACTAAAAAAGTTGGAAGTCGATCAAAATATAGTGAGATTCAAAAAGGCTTAGAAGACTTAGGCTATAACTACTTATTTGTAGATGACAAAGCAGTGGATGAATTAATAGACTTGATAAGACAGGAATTATTAAAAGAGATAGCTAGTTAGCATAGCGTTGACAATAACTCAAGGGAGAGATTAAAATGAAAGAAACCGATCAGGTCAGTGACCAAACTCAAGAAAGCAGTGCTTCAACTGAGAGAACAAACGAAATTGAAAAGAGCAATCCTATTGAAGATTACAAAAAGGATATGTTCAAGTTTAAGTCTAAAGCTCGTGAGCTTGAAGATAAGCTTAAGGAATATGAGCTTAGAGAGCAAGAGCAAAAAGGCAACCTGCAAGAAGTAATTGCAAAGCTTAAGGATGAGAATAGAAGCCTAAAGCAATCAGTTACTCAAAGCCAAGTAAGCTTTGCTGAGGGTAAGATAGAAGACACTATCAAGCTATTAGCTAAAGATGCTGGATGCCAAGACGTAAACACTTTCTATCGTTTGATTGATAAGACTGACATCGACATGATCGAGCTAGACGATAAGTTTAGAGCGAACGAAGTTGATGTAAAAGATTTGGTAGAGAAATATAAAAAGAACTATGAGCACTTAGGCTTTTTTAAGCAAAATGTAAACATAGTTGATAAAGCTCCCAACAGTAAGCCTATCAATCCTCCAAAAAAGGAAAAGGCTTTAGAGGATATGACAATGCAAGAGCTATTAGCTGTTGCTGAGTCTAAAGGATTAAAAAGATTAAAATAACAACTTAATAATAACAAGGAAGGTTAAAATGACAGCAGGTAACGCTGAATTACTAGCAACCAAGCAGGATATTATTTCTGCAGCAGTACAAAGAGAATTAAAAGAAAGAAGTTTTATGAGCAATCTAGTTATGGATGTTTCTAGCTTCGCTGGTAAAGGAATGAAATCAATTTCTTTTCCAAGACTAACTAGCTTCACTGTAGAAGAGAGAGCTACAGCTACAGCTGGAACTATTCAAGACTTAACTTCAAGTGTTGATACTTTGCCACTTGATAAAAGAGCTTACATTTCTTGGCTTGTAGATTCTAACGATGACATTCAATCAACAATTGATTATCAAGCGGAAGCTGCAGTAAGAGCTGCATCTGCTCATGCTAGATTTGTTGACGACGCTGTAATTGGAGAACTTTTAAATGTTTCTTCTTTATCAGTTAATGGTGCAACTCCAGCTGACATTACTCGTGACATGGTTCTCGAGATGAGAAGAAGACTTATGGAAAATGAAGCTAACATGAATAGCGTTGCTCTAGTTATCAATCCAGCTCAAGAAGAAGCTATGCTTAAGATTGCTGAATTTTCTCGTGCAGACGTTTATGGTCAAGCTGTAATCCCTAATGGTCTTATCGGTAGAGTATATGGAATTCCTGTATTTATTCATAACTCTCCAGCTCTTGACGATGCTGGAAGCAACTTCCAACAAGCGATTATGTTTGATAGAGAAGCTTGTGCGATTGGATTCCAAAGAAGACCAGCTTTTGACGAGCAAAAGAAGATAGAGTTCGGTACAGGTGCAATGCTTCAAGCTGTAGATCAACTATTTGGTGTTAAAGGTATGCAACTTGGCGTTGACACTAACAAGCACACTATTGGCGCAACTGTTTCTCCACTAGCGGTTAAGTTAGCTGACTAATGGCAACAACTACTTTTTACGAAGTACCTAATAAACTTGAGGCACGCAACTTTGAAGAGTTGCGTGTTCTCATGCTTGGCAACAACATGAGGCTAGGCGGTAAGGTCATTTATGATATTCATCCACCTACATCATCGAAAGCCAAGTGGTATGCTTTCTTTTACGAAAAAATGGAAGCTCAACAAGTAATGAAAGAGCAGCTAAATGAGCTTAGCAGGTAACATAAGAGATAGAGAGTATTCTGTCTTTGATTTAAATAGTGAAGGTCAACCAGCTAAGAGAGTTATCTCTTTAGGGGAGCAATTTAGACCTCCAAAAGATACTGATTCGATTACTGTTGAGTATCCGAGCATAAGTGTAGAAGTTTATCGCTTTAGAAGCGGTGGGGTAAGTGGTTCTATTTTAAAGTCAATTCAAGTGACTTACACTGATAGCACGAAAGACAATCTTTTATCTGTTGAGTTGCTATGACTTTTAAATTTAATCCACTTACAGGAGAGTTAGATTTATTTCAAAGAAGAAGCAATGACCCTGCTACTTCTATCTGGACTAGGTTTACAGTTACGGCAAGTGCCTCTAGCTCTTCAATAATAGATCAAGTCGCACTAAGCGGCTTTTCTTCTTTGAAATACATTGTTTCAATAGAAGATAATGGAAGGGTTAAAACACAAGAGCTTTTAGTCTGTAATGACAATGGCGATATTAAAGATGCTGTTTTTGGAAGGTTAGGCGCATCTATAAACTTTGCAATAACCTCCATAGCTAATGCAGGCAACTTTGAGCTGCAATTTACTAATAATGAAACTAATAATTTAAACATAAATATAGCAAGACTAGTGCTTTAAGGAGTATCAGGGATGAGTAGACAGTTATTTGAAATTGAAAAAGGGTTATCGATTGCTGGAGAGAATGGTGAACAACTATCGGCAATCTTAACAGGTATTTTAGCGCCAGATGGTGTTAGTGGTGAGCAAGGTAATGTACCTATTGGCTCACTTTATTTAAGAAGTGGAACGGCTGAAGTTTACCAAAAGGTAGCTAATGTTGGCGCTGCTTCTGATTGGGAGCTTACGACTCAAATCGGTATTGGTACTTGGCGACCTGAAAAGATTAGAGTTGTTACTAACGATCTTGGAGTTGTTGCAGGTTCACCACGTGATCTAGTAGCTAATCCATTTAGCGATGACGAGGGTGCATTACTAAGTGCTTCTGACTTTACTGTTGGCGAGTATATCATTGCTAACAATGTTCTTTTAGAAGTTACAGATGTATCAGCACCAAGTGTAACTTTTAGCTCAGTTAGCGCAGGCTTAGCACTTCAAGAAAGTGACACTTTTATCACTCCTAATTACCTTCCAGACTCTCCTGCAGATCAAGAAGGGCAAGCTATTGTTACTTACAATGGCTCAGTCATGGTTAAGATTTCAGATATTGATTGGAACTTTGCCACAGGTATCTCTCTAGGTAGTGGGTACAGCGCAGCTAGTGGAGATGTAACGGCATCTGATACTGTTCAATCTGCGCTTGAAAAGATTGACGGTAACAATGACGCTCAAGATACTTTACTTGGAACAGCTCAAGGCGCTACTGGTTTAGGTACATTCTCGGGGAATACCATTACCAGTCAAACAGTAAAAGGTGCATTACAAAATCTTGAGACAGCTCATGAAGAAGTAGATCAAAATGTTAATGATCTAATTACTTTAAGTGGTTCACCTGAAAACTCTGTTGACCATGGTACATTTACTAACAACGTAATCAGTGACAATCAAACCACTAAAGGTGCTTTAGAGGAGTTAGGGCTTAAAGATGAGGCTCAAGATTTAGTAGTTCAAGAAATTGATGCTAACGTAGATGACTTAATATCGCTAAGTGGCGTTGCTGAAAATAGTGCTAACCTTGGTGCATTTACTGGTTTTGGTGCAATTCTTTTTACTGCAACTGAAACTATTAAGTCATCACTTCAAAAGATAGCTAACTTCTTAGGCTCTTTAAGAAGTGTTGAAGTCGCTGCAGTAACTACCGAAGCAACAATTGATGAGCTTCCAGTAGCTAGTGCAGGCGCTTGTAAGTGGTTAGTTTATATTATTGAAGACGCTACTCCAGCTAATAGACAAGCTGTTGAGGTTTACGCTCTTAATAACGGCACTAGCTCAGATGAAACTGTCTACGCTAAACTTAGAGTAGGAGCTAACTTTAATTACAGTATTCTAACTGACGTTTCAGGCGGCAACATGAGACTTAGAGTTTCATCAACAACCGCTGGCGTAACTGTTAGAGCTAGAAGAATAGCTGTTGAGGACTTATAGTAAATGACTGATAAGTCCAAAGCATTCGAAGCTGGCAACGGCTTTATTTTAGATGATAGTGGAAATGAGGGAGCCTTCGTAACTGGAGGCTCCCTTTCTCCAATTGGACTTGATTTACAAGAGGGTACTTTATACCTTCAAAACACTTCACAAGGTGTTATCTTGTGGCAAAAATACAATAACAATCCCACAAGTGGATGGCGAAAATACCCTGCATTAGACATTAGCTTTGACCCTACAGGTACAGCATTTGAAGACGTCAATGCTCTTACAGTAGACGCTGCTCTAAGATCAATTGACGGAATTGATTTAAATTCACTTACTGCTTATGAGTCATTTTCATCTGTAGGAGCTCAATCAACTACATCTAACGGTTATGTTACAAAGTCGGGCTTTCCTTATACTACAGGCTTAAAAGAATCTGGAAAATACATAATAGATTTTACTTCAAACATAGCTCAAGACTCTAATAACAGTGAGGCTGGATTTAGAGTACAATACAGACTTGGAACTTCTGGGACTTGGATAGATTTATTTGAGATTATTGTTCAATTTCCAAGATCAGGCGGTGCACCTCCGATAACATCATTTGTAGAAGTTGAATTATTAACTGACTCAGTATTTCAAATTAGATTGCAATGGGGGCAAACTAATAAAGGTGGGTCTGCTACTATATCAAATTCAATTATAAAGCTTGGAAAGGTAGCTTCATGATTATA